TTCATTAATAACAGTTGTAGTAATTTCCCTTCTTCCTCTTCCACGCATATGCTCCGTTTCTTGAGAAATTACTTCACTATCTAAAACTTCTTCATCAATTACTTCCCTTCCAGTCCAAGTTTGCTCATGAGAATTCCAATAAGATGCTCCCATTCCACCATTTTCACGATCCTCAACACCAAGAAGATCTGCAATTGCATTGAATGGTGAATCAATTCTGAATACTTCTGGGGATCCTAATGGGACTTCCTCAATCCAGAAATCAGATTCAGGATTAAGTGCAATTGTTCCTGCAAATAATGCAATATGAAATGGATTTAAATTCTCAGTTCTTGTTGCTAATGGTTGGTTAAGGAATTCAACTTCATCAAATTTAAGAGTAACCGCAGGACCATTTCTCGTAACATTAGCATCGGCAAAATCTTCTACCCAACGATAATCTGCAGTAGATGGACTTGCTAAAGTGCTAACAGTCTCAAACATCAACTTGACATTTCTTTCAGTTGATCTTGGTCTTAGTTCACCAGTTGCCATATCAATATCAAATTTAGACTCACCAGTCAAATTATGAGAAGCATGATTTCTAAAATTATCTACAAAGAAACCAGATTTGAACTTATCCAATCCAGTATTTGGATCTTTAACTGACAAATTCTTAGTGTCGGTCTCAAGAAGAGAAAGAGTAGTATATGTTTCAAGATTTTTAATTCTATTTTCGAGACTACCAATATCTTTCATGGTAAATCTCTTATGTGGAATTGTTTTTACTGCGCTTTCAGCAGTAGCATTACGAATATATGGTTCCAATGAAATAACAGCGATTTCCATTGCTTCATCATTTGGCAATGGTGCTTTTGGTCTATCAGCTGGAGTTCCTTTCTTAACTTCAAATAATCCATCCTTTGTTAAATATAATCTATCAACTCTTCCCTGATAGTAACTATAATCAACAACAACACTCTTATTAGAAACTACTGTTTCTGAAGTAGAAGTGGAAAAATTTCTACTCGCAAATGAGAATGGTGAATCTCCACTACTTGTATTATATGCTGTAACCCTTGGTCTCAAATCAAGAAAATCTGATGCCCAACTATCGATAATAAATGGTAATTCAGATGAATAATCCAATCCAGTATAACTATTGACTGTTTCTATAGTTCCAGTACCTTCATTATTTGTATAATGATCATAAATTATTCTCAATCTTCTTGAAGGTGCTGCAATACCTTTCTTTCTTACTATTCTTGAATAATCAGCAAATTCTTCTCTATGTCCATCATCCAACTTATAGTTATTAACTATATTTGTATCACCTTTAACTAAAGCAGAAATTGTTGCTAAAATACCAGCAGTTTTTAATGTAAATGATTCACCAACTTCAAACGTATTTTCGTTTTCATAAACAAATTGCAATTGTGTTCCACTAACAACAGATACCACACGACCAACAGCACCAGAAATAGCACCTATAAACTCCTCACCAACAATTACATTATTAGTAAATGTATCGGATTGTGATGATACAGATACTGATGGTAGATCTGGATCAGTACCATCAGTAGACTCAAATATTGCTAATACTCTACTAACATCTGGAACATTCAATGAAATTTCATCGTCTTGAACTCTTGTTCCATATACATTACTTACTGTTAAACCATCATTTTTAGTAAAAGTCGTAATACCAGATGAAATATCATTTGATCTTGTTATAATAAGATTAGCACATCTTACTAAATCTTTATCCTTAGACGAAAGTTTACTTCTTCTAATAGAAGCAGTAAGAGTTGCTGTTCCTGTTCTTGAGAGTTTTTCAATTTCAATTTCTTTGGAATTTGCACTAACAGTAACTTGAGATTCTCTAATAACCTCTTTTTGACCAGTACTCCAAGTTAAAGTATAATTTTGTTCCGTAAATGGTTCAAAGTATAAATCGGAATTATCAGAAAGAGCACTTATTTGGAATGTATGAGAAGCACTATTACTAATAGTAGCATTAATAAATTGCTTTCTTACAATATAGGAACTATCAAGAATATTAATAGATGACACATAATTATGTGGCAATTTCATTCTAAATCCAGGATCATCTCCTTGCTTAATAGAAGGGATAAGAATATCTACACCAGTTGGACTAGTCTGCGCAGCCAAGGCTCCATTACATACTCCATCAACATTGGCTACTGCTTCAATAGTAAGAGAAGTTTGATTAACAGCAGATACTCTATTGTAGACAGTGGTTCCAGATGTAGGATGATAGTTTATAATATCACCAACTTTAACAAGTCCTCTAAAGTCTGACACACCAGCACTTTCAACACTAGTATTTGTGAAATTAAATTCAATTCCTTCGTTAAATACACTTTTTCTACGATCTAATAATAAATTAGCAGCAAAAGTAGAAGTTCCAGCACCAATACCAGCCTCACTATTGAGTGCTTTTATATCATCAAATGACCAATCAGTAACTTCGGTAATATTATTACCAGTATCATTTCCATTAATTAAAATAGGTTCATTCAACTGGAATTGACCACTAACATCACTCATAACGAGTAATTGAGTATCCGTACTTGCAGCAGTTGCAAATCCAACAGATCCACTGTATTTTCCTTTAATTTGTGCGCTATTTGGCACAGATGCTATGGTTGCACCCAATGATACCTTTGTGTGGGTCTGAATGTCATATAGACGTGCCTCATGAGTAGTTGTAGAAACTCCCGATATACTCTTCTGATTAAAATCGAATACTCTTGCTTGTCCAACAACAATAGAATCTCTATGTGCTTCTCCATTAGCCTTACATCTTCTATCAAGTAATTTTACACTTGTAGAGAATCCAATAGTAGGTGAACCCCAAACATTCTCAAGATCAACATAATTTCCAATTCTTATAGGAGTACTTGCATTCTCCTTTAACTTGGTCGTTCTTGGCTTAACGACATCAATAGACGAAGTAGATATTTTATCGACCTCATAACCCCTTACATACGCCTTTCCTGGGGATACTTGAAGTGATAGTATATCATCTGATGGTGTATTTCCATTCTGAGTCTGTTGATTAGAAAAATATATTCCTCTATTTCCAACTCTATCATTTAACGATTCTCTTACATCAATAGAAAAAGGTTTAACGTAATAGTCTCCCGATTCATCATAAGTTCTTCTTGCAAGTTCATCTGCAATGATATTATACTGTGTTCTAGTTACAATATTTCTTACAATACCGTTTTCAACACGCAATAATTCAATAAAGTCTAAATCATTCTTATCTGTGAGTGCTTTTTTGTGTAAAGTAGCAGAGATTTTAAATCTATCAGCACCAGGAGCAGCCTCATTAGAAAATCCTTTAGCATTATCATAAAGATCTGAATTGACAGATGATGCACGTACTATTTCTTCATTAATGAGTAACCCAACCCTATAACTAGGTAAATTAGTATATTGATCTAAAATTACAGTGGAATCTGGAACTTTAACGAAATATCCTCTAATAAAGAATATACCCTCACTAACAGAGAAAGAACATCCAGTTTTAGAAGCTTCAGATATAATACACCTAGCAAATGGACTGTTAGCACCAATACTTGTATTCAAAAATGAAACATCTGACAAAGTAATTAGATTTTCTCCGTCTTGAAATGTCTTAGTAACTCCATCACGTCCAGACTTTGAATATTTTACATATAATGTATCATAACCTGCAGTGGATTCGGGTGCAGTTAATCTATTAACTACAGTTGCTCTTACTCCAGAAGTTTCTCCTTCTATTTCTATATTATTATCTACAAGGAATTTTGTATAATTAAAAACTGGTATATTAAGAAAATTTGGATCTATCCTTACCGCAAAATAACTATCATCATAAAATGTCCCACCAGGAATCACTATAGAACCTTCCTTGAAGAAATGTTGACCAAATCTTTCTATCTGATTCTGAAGGATTGATTGTAGAGTTGTTAATTCTCTCGCTTGAAGTGGAAATCCAGGTTTGAATAGAACTTTATTATAGTTCTTATCTTCATTGAAATCATCAAAATATGGAGAGACATTTAAATTAGTATTCTGTGTCATTTTTTAGAACTCTACTACGATTTTTACTTCTTCTTTCTGTGAGGAAGACCTGGTGACTGACGACCTATTATCAATATAGATTATATCTCCAGAATATTTTTTAACGTCTGGGGGTGCTTTACCGTCAACAAAGGTTTGTCCTAAATCAACATCCTTTCCACCAACTTTGATAGAACTTACATTATCAAAAGTAATATCAGGCCAAAGATTTCCACCAGTACCACCACTAACTGTTGCTGCCATACCAACAAAATCCAACTTCTTATAAGAATATTGAGATAAAGTTGAAAAACCAACTGGTTGATAATATCTTAAAATTCCAGTATCTGGATTCCAAGAAGCAACATAACCAACTGCCGTAGAACCGACTCCTACTGTTTGAGTAATCTGACTATTCTTAACAAAGTCAACAGCATCTGTTCTTGCTGTACCAGGAGCAGGTGTAAGTTTCAATGCGCCAAGATTAGTGGCAGTCGTACTATTTAGTAGCTGTGTTCCACCATATACCAAAGGATTTTTAATTAATCCAACACGAGAAAAATCATTACCAACAACATAATCTGGAGCATCTGCAACATTATTATCATACTTAGAATATATCATAACCTTATAACCGCCAAGTTCACGATATATGTCTGCACCATGCCCACCCTTTGGTGGAATTATAACTTCAAATTCTCCACCAGAACCACCTGAAACTTGTTTATTGTCACCACCTGCTACTTTATCTTCAAATCTAACTACTCCATAAGTATAACCACTTCCACCTGCTACCATTTCAACACTCTCAATAGAACCATTGGAAAGTTTTACTTGAACTTGACCACCAGATCCATCACCAACAATAGGTATATTTGAGATAGTTCCACTTGAATCATTTGTACCAGATTCTTTAACAGCATATCCACTACCAATTTTTTTAAGTATAACTGATTCAACCTTTCCATCTACTGCAGCATTTTTAACTGTTGCTGTTGTTGTATCACCCCATTTTTTAGGAAGAGGAATGTACTTATTAGTAGCAAATTTAACTATATCTGAAGGTGAAATAGTAAAAAGATATTTCCACCAATATCCATCAGATCCATTTCCTGCTTGTTGCCTTGCAGTATCTACAAAATTTGGTTCATATTGTGATTTTTGTCCGAGTGGAAAATCTATATTAGCTCCGTTATCTAAACAAAGGTAAACCTTATACTCCGAATTAACAACATAATAATTAGATTCATATAATGTTGATGTTTTTGTTTGTGGTGTTTTATTATTAATCTCATAATTATTCCGATACATGTCATAAGTTGTACCAGATTGCCAATCAACTCTCTTAACCACCCTTCTTACATCATTTTCACTTACCTTCTTCAAAAAGAGCATACTATCATAGTATAAATTTTCTTGATCGAAATTATCTTTAGGATCAGGAATCTTAGTATCCCAATCGGCATCTCCATATTTTGGAACATTAGTGTTCTTAGGATTGGGATGACCCAAAAATGTGTAATAGTTGTTATTACCTGTTGTACCAATACCTACAAAACTGTCAACGAACGTTTCAGCATTCAGTATTCTGTATTGGTCAGTTATTATTGCTGGCATTGCTAGTGTTTTTTTGAATATTTATACCAGGTTAAGTATACTTAACTTTTAACTGGACATCTCGTATAACTTGAGCAGAAGTTTGGATACCAATTAAACCATTCTGATTGTGGAATGTATATGATTTTGCACCAGATCCTCTACTACCAGTCAAAGAACCCCAACTATAAGATCCACACCTCACAACATCTGATATTATAGATGTATCTATACCAGATAGAGAAGTAATATTAGCAAAAACTCTAAGAGTTGTTGCTCCCATACCAACCACATCAGCTGCATAATATACATTATCTAAGAAAGTATTTCCAACTGAAACTACTTCACTTGTGTGTGTCACAATACCAGTTACTCCAGGTCCAATATGAGTATCTCTTATTGTGAAATATCCACCAGTACCAATTCCTGGTATTTTAACTTGATTGGCATTAGGAGAATCCGCAAATATTTCAGAAGCAACTTTAAGATCAAAATAAAGTGCAGGTGAAGTAGTAGTACCTATTCCTACTGCACTTGTTCCAATACCAACAACTGTTCCATAATCACCGTTATATTGAACTTTTTCAATTATTTCGGATTCTGCAATTGTTCCCAATCCAACTATCCTAACATTATTAACATCTTGATCCAATTCATCTACATGATCATATAACCAAGAATCTTCAATCCATATTATACTATCACTAGTAGAAACTGATTTAATAATTCCAGAAGTTGGATATATTTGTGGTTCCAAGTAATTTCTTTCCTTAGAAATTCTTACACCATCAATGAGCATATCCTTTGTCTGCTTTCTCCACATTGTGGGTCTTCTTGCAGCAGGATCAGTAACAATACCAATACCAGAATATGTTTGTGTTTCTACAGTATCAGCAGCAATTAATTCATAAATTATTCTATTATCCTGTTCTGGAATTCTTCCACCAGTTATAGTATTAATTCCAGCTTGAAGTTTTAATTCATCACCTGGTTTAACTGTTTCTTCAACATCAACTTCAGCATAATCTAAATCAGAACCAGCATATAGATAGAATTTAAATTTACTTCCAGGTTTTGGTGCTTCCTTAAATGTTATTCTTGTTCCGCCATTAAATTCATAATCCCTATCAGGTATCTGTAAAATGTCATTTAAGAATAAGAACAAATTATTTGCAAGAATAATTCCAGAACCTTCTTTCGCAACGACACTATAATATTCCTTACCAGCAGCACCTGTGCGAGTAATTAAGAATGCTTTTCTATATCCATTAAACAAATTACTAAAATCATCCAATTCAATCAATTCACCAAAGCACCAACCAGCAAATTTATCTTGATATTTATTCCTAATTGTTATATTAAATCTACTTGTAGCAATACCTGCTTGGAATGGAAGGTTAATGATTTGTAGTTGCTCACCAATTTCATAACCCATACCACGATTAGAAAGTTTAAAATCAACTATACTACCACCAGTTCCAACAACAACATCAACAGCAGCACCTGATCCAGTTCCACCAGATAATGAAATATTTTTATATGGTTTTGGTGGATCAACCACAGCAAAACCAGTAGAACCACCTATACCAGTTGATGTATATCCAGTACCTGGGTTTGTTATATCAACCCAAGAAACTGATCCATCTGTTATATGAGTAGTAAGAACAGCATCAGCACCAGAACCAAGTCCAACATAAACTGTAACTGTATCTTCACTAGTTGCCAAAATAGCAGTTGCAACACCAGCAACAGGGTCAGTTGCTCTTGGATAAGTGTGATTTGTAGTATAATTATCCCTAGAACAACTCATTGTTATAGAGTTATTAGTAAACTGAACAGTATTTGAGGTAGTAAGAGTATGACCTGGTATGGTTAATACCATCATACCAGTTGAGGAAGTATATTCAGCATTTGTTGGTGTTAATGACCCATTTACTGCATTATTTGCTGCAGATACGAAACTATGAGAGAAATGCCTATCTGTAGAAGCAATGGAAACCATTGGAGCACTAAGATATCCAGAACCACCAGTTAATATTCCTACTGTAGAAATTGTTCCCGTATTGCTATTAATAACAACGTCCAAAAGTGCTTGCCTTGGTAATTGATATCCACTACCTATCCCAACATCAAATTCATTAATTATGCCACCTTTAGGAAGATCTTTATTTGCAGATGTTCCAGTAAAATCAATTGTCTTACCAGTACCAACTAATGAATAATCTGAACTTGATTCTCCACTAAGTTCATCTACATCTGGTCTTTGGAAGATATTATTAACCAATACCATACCAAAACTACTAGTTATTCCAGACATTTCTGCGCCATTAGTAGTTAAATCAAATTTATCAGTTGCACCATCAAAACGATCAGATATATCATCCATTATCTTATTGGAAGTATAATCCAATCTATAGTATGATCTTCCAGCAAAAGTGGATTGACTCGTTAATGATCCAATACCAGCAGGGCCATAAGGAGCATCAGAAAAATAGATATTACCATTTTCTATCTTATAATCACCTTTAATGACAGTTACTGCTGCACCAACAGTATGTGCTGCAGCAACGGTTCCCATCTGTCCTCTAAGGACATCTAATTCTCTTGCAGACCCAACACCAACTAAACTAACTTTAAATATCTCCTGATCGATATTAATTAAAGATTTACCAGAAATATCAGCAACACTATTCAAATAAACAAAATTAGTATTAATACCAATTGGTCCAGTTAAATTAACATTAATTGCAGTAGTTATTGCAATTGGACTTTGAATAATGTTATCAACAGTTATTACACTTCTAATTGAAGCATCTTCAGTAGGAACTTGTAAATTGTGTATAGTTCCAATACCACTAACTGTAGTAAATGTAACAGCAGTACCAGCAGTAGCAAAAGTACGAGCAACCGCTACCTGAAACTTATCATCTGTTACCTTAATTGCATAAACATCTGTTGGTAATATATTTGTTGATCCAACTCCTGGAACAGTTGTTGTATCGATACCAATTGGTCCAGTATGTTGGGTATAACGTAAACGTTCTCCAGTATTAAACTCATGTCTAGGAATAGTAACTTCATGTGTAGTAGTATCAATACCAGTTACTGGATTGAAATTTTTATAGAATAATCTATCACCACCAGTATATACAGCAAAAGTACTTAATCCGATAATTCCACCACCAACAGAAGTTGTAATACCATTAAATTGTGAACTAATATCATCAATCAATAAAACCTTATTAGTTCTGGATTCATTATACTTTGTAATTATTCTATTTTCAAATTTAACAATTTTCGATAAATTTGGATCGTTTGTTTCTTCTGTGACATTATCATAATACCATCTTTCCCATACAGATGCTTCAGCATCAAGTGTTACATTTAAGAATAAATCTGAATCAACTTTTGTACTTAATTGACCAGTTGAAGTAATTCCTAAATTAGAGAATCCTTTAAATCCAGCAGTATGACTTAAACTACTAACTGGATCTCTCCATGTTAGATATGGTATATTCTCACCTTTAATTGCATAAGAAAATCTTTGATAATAATCATTATCATGAATTCTTTGCCTATCTAAATTCAATTTACCAACATCATCTTTCCATTTATTGATATTTTCAACTGTACTATTAACGTCTAAATTAAAATCGAATGTGAAAACTGCATCAATACCTGCTTTATTATTACTTACATCACCAACTATTCTATCATTTTTATTAAATTCTCCAGTTATATTATATAATTTTAGAGTTTGAGCCTCAGGATCCCAACCATTTTTGGCAACATAACCGAATATATTCTTATTTGGAACTCTAACAATTTCATTTTCAAAGAATGAAGTTTTCTCAAAAATTGGAGAATAGGATGCTAAATCTTCTACGTTCACAATTCTACCAAAATTACTTACACTTCTATCATAAGTTCCTCCAGTACTTCCAATACCAGCAATAGAATACGATACACTTTCTGTTCCACCAGTAGTATTAATTCCAGTAAGAGTAAAATACTTATATTCATAATCACTTGAATTATATCCATCAGCATCTGACTCTGTTACCTTTATGTTCTCAACAAAAACTTTATCTCCAACAGCAAATGGGAATGGATTATCTGCGTCAAATCCATTAACTGGTCCTCTTATTTCCAGAGTAACCATTTGAGTTGAATTAGTTACAGCACCTATAACCTGAACACCATTGGAATTAACAGTAGGAACAATTCTCAATGAATCGGATAAACCACTATCATTTGAAAGTATATCGACACTATCTACTGAATTTCCAACTAAATTAGTTCTTGTTACAATAGAAGGTTTATCAATAGCAATAGTTACTGGAGATGAAGTATAATTTGTTCCTCCAGTTGTAACACCAATTGATTTTAATGTAAATACATCCTTCAATTCTAAGATTATATTACTGTCAGCCTTCGGTGGAATTGTCTTATCTCTAGAAAATTCTAATCCTTGATTATAAACTGTAGTATCATTTACCTTTCCTATATCAAGAGATTCAACTGTAAATAAAGCATTTTTACCAGTAGTTGTTCCTATGGAAGTTATAATTGGTAATTTATTTACTTTTTCACCATTACTAACAATCTTAACTGAATAAATTCCACCCATTACAGAACTAGAATCTGTTGCATAAAATGCACTTGTAATTCCAAGATTATTGTATAGTGTAGTTTCTCCACTACCAACCATATTAAATGTGAAAGTGGTATTTGCTACTCCAGTAATTCTATGAATTTTATTAAATTTAGATTCTACTACTTCAATTTCTGAAGATCTTACAACATCACTTTCAACAGCAGATGGGTAAGTTTTAGTATAATTTAAATCTTTTCCTTCAATTCTATAATACAACTTATTTGAAATGGAACTTCCAAGAGAAACATTAATTTTAGCAGTTAATCCATCACCAATTGTTCCTGTTCTAGTAATTAAACCAGAGTCATATCTAGTTTTAAAATCTTTATCACTATAAAAAGCAATATCATATCCATTCAAACTAGTATCTGATACTAAAAATTCAGCTGTATTTCCTTCATATAATTCAATTCTTGGATTTATTTTAGTAAATGTGTGAGAATTTCCACCAGTAATTCCTATTCCAATGTAATTATATGGGAATAAATTAACATCATACTTTGTTTCAGCAAGGCGTATAGTATTATCAGACTCATCTATAACATGATAAATTCCATCATTAACTAATGGTGAAGCAGGAGTTGATGAATTATAAACAATTATATCTCCTGTATTGAAATTATGATTTGTAATTGTAATTTCATCTGTAATTGTTCCAATTCCTGTAGATTCAATAGTAACTGGATCTACAACTAATTTTCTAATATCACTATTAAATCTAAGGTCAATAATTTGTGGTCTATTTGGTGAAATATCTAATCTAACATTATCATTTACTTTCAATGAATGATTGGAATCAGTAGTTACTGTTGCACTTACTTTCTTAAAACGACCATTAACATTGTTAGTAACAATTTCTAAACTATTATTATCTCCACCAGTATTCTGAACTACAGTAAACCAACTATGTGTTGTAGTATAATTTGCTTTTTGTGTAGATAAACCAATAAATTCATCACTAAGTTTTACACAATATAAATTTCCATAAGTAGATAAATCAACTGCAGGTGTTAATGCATCTGTTCCAGAAACAAATATAGTAGATCCAACCGAAACAAACGATAAAAGATCACCAGTTTTGAATTTATGATTTGGTAGATATATTGATCTTGGTGGTATAGATTTCTTAATAGCAACACTACCAGCATATCCAACTACAACATCTGTATAAACACTACCAAGTCCTACAGACTTCGCTCCTTCAAAATACTGAATTTTGGGAAATTCTATATTTTTATTCTCTAATTTTTCTGGAATATCATATGTAAATTCCTTTTCAAGTCTATAAACAGCTGCTCCAGAACCATGTCCAGATGCAGTAGTTCCATTATAACCCCTTGTAACTCTATATCTGTTATTATAATCATCATGTGCAATAACTTGTAATTGCTCAGATTCCACTTGAATTATATCATTAACATTAAATTTCCCACTGAGAGTAGAATCATGTAACGAAATAAACGTAGTTACTCCAGAATTTACCATAGATGAAGACAGTCCAGATGTTACTGAAGAAACACCAATTGTTCTAAATCCTTCTATATTTGTGTAAAGAGAAGATGTTATACCTGAAATCTCTACTATATCTTTATCAGTAAGTCCATGTGGAAGAGTAGAAAGTCCTGTAACTTTACCATCAACTATAGAAAACTTTAAGTCATCATTAATGGTATCAGTTGTCTCTACAGATATGATATTTTTACCATAAACTTCATCAATACTTGCAGAAATACTATTATTATTAAATTTTATTAATTCTCCAGGTTTATAGGATTCTCCACCATCATTTACAATAATTTTTGAAATTTTCCCAGAATTTAGAGAATCTACTCTAATTTCTGCATCAGAATCCAAAGAATCACTTAATATTGGATATGTTTTAAATTTATCATTTAATCCAAAATGAGTCACATTTCTCTTATATTTTCCACTATTCAAAAACTTATCAGATTGATTCATTAAAACATCATAATTAAATAAATCTGTTTTATTACGATGTTTTTTGGTTATATAAGGGAATGTTGGGACACTATTTGGTGTTAAAGTTTTATCAATGGTGCTAAAATAAGCATATGTTCCATTTGGATATTCTGGAGTTTTTACAAATTTACCATTATATTCATCCAAATCTCCACTAGCATTATAAACATAATCCTGAATAAAAGATCCAGGTGAATAGTTAGAAGTTGATGGTCTTAATCCACTATCACTAACAGGATCTTGAACATAACTGGATTGCATATAAGTCAGTCCAATACCAACTTCTCCAACTGGTCCATAAATTGGATTTCCATCATATGCCCAACCAATAATTTTAGAATGTGAAGTTGGTGTTTTTTCCTTTAAAACACCAGAAACATCTTCAATATCATCACCTAAAAGTTGTCTATAATAATTTCCTGCATAGAAAGAACAAATTTTATTCTCTTTAAATACATTCTGAGTTCCAATTTGTATAATATCTTTATAATCTGAATTACTTAAAAGATGTGAAGACTGTGAAACATTATTTAATTTCCATTTATATACATTTGCACCAAATTTAGCATCTTTTCCAGCTGGAACAACAGTAATAAATGTGTCATTAACATCATAATTTACACCTGCATTTATAATATCAACACCAGTTATCTCACCATTAGTAACAATTGCTCTTAATTTGGCAAATTGACCAGAAGTTTTACCTGTTCCACTAACTCTAAGTTCAGGTGGAGTAGTATATTCACTACCCTTATTCAATATCAAAACATTAGTAATCTTACCAGTACTATCAACAAATGGTTGTAAATTTGCATCCTTTCCTGTCAATAATTTAATTTTTGGTTCACGAGTATAATTGATGATATTATCTACACCATAAGATGATCCTCCAGACTCAACAAATACATTTGAAACACTACCTTTTACTTCAGGATATGCAGTAGCATTATAATAAGACTCTATTGTCGTAGTTGTTCCAATACCAACTTCACCATTAATATTAACTGCAATATCTGGATATTTAAAGGTATGAGTCCCAGCTCCAACACTATTCAAATCAGTAATTATGTTTCTATCATAATCTAATAGATCTATTCCTTTATCGACTGTAATGCTTGATGATGTTGTTGGAATATATGGAGACGTTACTTGTCCTTTTTCAATTTGTGCTCCCCATAGATAAAAACTTGGATTATTGTTACCAATTTCTGCACCATCATCCCCTTCTAATCCATCAGGATGCCCAAACCATACTCCAATTGCAGCAGCATCTGTGCCTAAAGTCGAATTAGAATCAGATCTTCCTGTATTGAAGACATAAGAACAACGATACCATCCATTTCCATAGTCTTCTATTCTTGGATCACCAACAAGACCATTAGCATTTACCGCACTTTGACCTGCATATTGTGATGTTAGATTTTGTAAGTCAAAGGTAACATGTGACATTGCATGAGTACCAGTATGTCCAGTTGGTGGTAAATTTTCATCCAATTCACCACTAACTTCTAGTTCAAGATACCTATTCAAATTAGATACAGATCCTGTTGTTACTCTTTTAGCAAATACAGATACAGTATATGAAGTATCATATTCATCAAGATAAACACCACCAAAATCATAATTATTCAATCTATGATACCTTCCACCAGATGCATTTGATGGTTTATACCACCATGCAGGAGTTCCATCTGGATTAAGTGTACCATCTGTTGCAGCTTGCCAAACATCACTACTACCATTTTGTACTTCCCAAAGAGTTGCATCAGTAAGATTAGAACCCCTTATATAATTCGTTCTACCTTTAGGGTAGTTTCCTCTTGATAATTTAAATGTATTTTCATCTACAACAGATACTTTATAATCAATTTCTGTACTTAATCCTAATATTAAATCACCTGTAGGTCTATATTGTACAATATCGCCTTCTTTAAAATTATGATTTTTTGCATAAACATAATTATCGAAAGTATTAATTCCAACATATGTTTTGAATAAATCTTTTACATTTGTTGGTGGATATACTTGAGATTGAACGGTAACTTTTCTATTAGAATAAGATGAACCAGGATCATTAATAACAATTCTATCAACTATATTCCTAACTTTTGTAGATTTAAACTCATGCGTTGTATTTCCATACTGATTAAAATGTATTAAATTTATTTTATTAAGAGCATCTGCTCTAGATATTGCCAATCCAAAGGAATTTGTTGAATGTTTAGCAATATAATAAGTCGTCCCAGATGCCAATCTATCAGTCGCAAAACCAACTTGGGTACTTCCTATACCAATTGGTGTTCCATAGGCAGTATAGGTCACCTCCTCCCCATCTAAGAACTTATGTGATGTATCAATCCTACCAGGATCAGTTAATTGCACATCAAAATCAGTAAATGTCTCAGAATGAGTGTATCCTCTCATCTTAGCTTCACATATTGCACCAGATCCATTTCCTCCAGTTATAGAAACTGTTGGTGTTTCAACATAATCAAATCCCTTTGAAGTTAAAACAACATCAGAGATATTTCCTGAGAAATTTACATTAATTAATGCTCCAGTACCATGAGTATCACCAACTGACACTTTTGGTGGATTGACTATATCATAGTCTTGACCCATATTTAAAACATCAACATCAGTAATAGGACCATAATACACAGAATCATTAGATATTGGAGAATGTAGTTCTACTCCATTCAAAGATACTCCAATTGGCCCAATAATATCTGAATTATTATCTACCAATTCTGGTGTTTTAAGTATTCTCTTAAAATTATCTTGACTTTTTAAATTACCAGTTTTATATAAATTTGCTGGTGTAACAGTATGAATTCCACTTGCAGATTCTCCATTAAATTTGATAGGTTCAACAATTCCTGCATATAAAGTAGAAAGATTCACACATAATTGGATATTTTTAACATCAACTAACTTAACATAGTAATATCCACTAGAAAATTTAGTGTTTGTATCATCTACAACTCCTTCTGTACCAATACCAACATAAATTTTTTCACCATTATAGAAATTATGATCATCTACAAAACTTATAGTAGAGGTATTAGTTGATACTCCACTAGAAGTGAAAGTTTGCGATCCATTTGTTGTTTCAACATCAAATGAAGGGTAACCAGAAAATGCAACATACGTATTCTTATCATCATCTACAAATGTATTCTGAATATTAGAAAGTAAAGAAGGTATTCCATATTTGGAACTAGCATAATTTAATTTTTTCCTAATAATATATTTTCCATTAACATCAACAGTATTGTTACTAATTTTAAATTGATAATCACCTACAACATCACTAACAATGTCTTCTGATACTACAGTTCCGAATGTATCCTGATACAAAACATCAATTATATCTCCATTTTTAAGAAAATGTTTTTCATTTGTTTTGAAGGTGTTATTTGATATATTTTCTTCTACATCAATATATGAAATGTTATTATAGAACCAACTTTCAAATTTAGGATCATTTGGATCAACTTTTTCTCCCAAATACTTTACTGTAATTGCATCATCATTAGCAAAAAACTTAGTATCTGCATCAGATGCACCAGAAATTGATCCAGTGACTCTCATTTGACATAATTTAGTCAAATCATTATCTTCATAACCAAAAATAAAAGTTTCATCAATAATTGGATCATTTTCCTTCAATACAGTACTAATTCCAACACATCCAAAGAATTGATTACTCGATTTTGACTCATATGATGCAGAAGTATAAACATTATCAGCATTCAAATAGTAAAATGTTCCTACGGTAGAGAATCCAACTGTAGAATCAACAGTTGTTACTGATGTAGTAGATGCGGTTCCAATAACTTTTGTCTTTCCACCTACTTTAAATGTACTATTAAGAGATCCTCTAGAAAATTTAATTTGATAATATCTCTTATTATTCAGAAATACCTGCTGAACATTAGCAACTGCACCTGATGCAGTAGGATTAGCAGTTGAATCTTGAAATATCTTTGATCCGACCAATTTTAATGGATTACCTGATATGGCCTCAACCACCATATCCTCTGTAACGTTCCATTCTGCTTCAGATGGTATAAGAGTCTCATTAAAAGGTTTGACGATCTCTACTTGCTCTCCGTACAGGGCCTGGAAGAGAATTTCCAATGCAGTGTCAGTTCCTTTTGAACTATAGAAATCTTTTGCTCTAGAAAGTATATTTTCTAAGGCAAGACCTTGTTTGAAGTTTCTTCCTTCCAAACCTGGTAGGAATTGATACTTATGTTTCTTATAAAATTCAATTAAAAATAAGAAACTTAAATTAACTACAAGAGTTCCTGTTTCATGAAGAGAAGAATTAGTTTCACTAAACGTTAAAAATTCTGGATTACCTGCGGTTTCTATTGCATCTATACCACTAAAACCACGTTTACATCCAGTAAAAGAAGTAGCAGTTTTTCCAGTATATGTAATAATTTCATCATCAATTTTCAATAAACCCCATTTATCTGGAAATCCAGTGGTTTGATTAACGTAAATTACGTCATCATATGCGTATGCTTCAGCAGCAACAACGACTGGAGAAGAAGGAACAGTACTTCCTGGAGCAGGGATAGTTTGTGCTTCAACAGTAGTAATATCAGATAAAGTCGATATCTTTTTAATTGATTCTAAATTATCGGCAAGATAAGTCGTACCATATTCATGTTCTTCAGATGCATAGTATTGTTCTAAGAATTCTTTAAATAATGAACCATCATCCAGAATAAAATCTGGAATCTGACTATTAAGGATATTCGAGATTTTTACTTTTTTATCAGGCATTTCTTATCTTGTATATTTTTTACTGCTAATGAAACTTGATGGTGGAGTATAATTGGTTCCAGATTTATTAGAACCAGAAACGATAACATCTTCCAATAAGGTTAATTTACTGTTTCCTGTAGTATCTAGCACAATATAAAGACTCTCTTTTGCGACAATATCATTTGACTCAGGAGTCACTTCTACTTCAATCCTTTCAGTTAAGGTTGTAGATGTAATTGTAAGTGGGAAAAGTATAATTTCACCCTTGGTATAGTTAACTGTACCAGCATTATTATTAATATAATTTATTGTAGAATTATCATAAGTAAAGAATTTGATAACTCCTGTTTTCATATCTGAATTTGGTAAATCAGTCATAAAAACATCACCATCAACACCATCAATCTTAAATGCAGAGGATCTAATGTTAAATCCTTCTAAATCAGCATGGAATTGATTAGCATAACACAACTCATAAGTAGCAAGTTGATTATATGCAGGAACCATATTCCTCCTCATTATAAGTTTTGTAATGTTAGAGGTGATTCCAGTATCAACATTATCAATCTGAGAAAGTAATTTACTATACTTTAAACGTCCACCGAATGAATTAATATCAGCAGATTTGGCATATTTTTGAATTGAAGCTATAATTCTTGAGTTTAAATCAAGACTATTAGAGATAAATCCCGAATCATATGATACAGTAGAGTCATATTCAACGTAAAGATACTTAAGATCAATAAATTCTTGCTTAATTCCTGCAACTGTATACTTTTTCAAGTCATTTTTAATGGAATCTTTAGCAACATCCGATAAAACCTCACCATTTTTAGGTTTTACAGTCACATAAACCTTTCCAAATTGTGGTGGATCTAACTCTTCACCACCATATGCACTCACAGAGTCAATATTTGGATATAAAAATGGTATTAATCCAATGTAATCATGTGATGTAACTGCTCTATATTGGGATGCATAGACCCTTGGAGCAAGATATTTGATACTGTCTATAGATTCTATCTCATCACCGTTTTCAGACGCTTGTGTAGTGGTTATAAGAGAGATTCCTTGAGTAATATCTGTCTCTACACCACCAAAAAGATAGGTTAAACGACCAGCAAAGGTGAAATTTGCTGCTCCATTACCAGCAGATCCATTATTAACGATATAAGTTGCTGTAATTTCTTCTCCAGCTGGTGGTTTTTTACCTAAAATATTGTCTCCAAACAGAATTTGGTACTTTTCGTCCTCAATTTCTTGTGTAAGGAACAATCTTGATGATGCATTTACATCAAAAATGTTTGAATAAGACTCAAAATTCTCATTTCCAACGGTAACACGTATTGTAGATGAATCTACGTTGGCATTTGGGATAATATACTTCTGATTTGGTAAAGAATCGTTAACTGTCCACTTCTTTTCTAAGAAATTACCTTCATAAATTGAAATATTTGAGAAAGTTGCAATTCCATTACTGTTTGGAGTGACTGTTATGTCCTCTGGAACCGAAAATATGTAATTTCCATTCTCAACTGAACCCAATGCTACTAGTCCAGCATTCAATTTAACACTTCTTGCCGATATTCCACTTACATTTACTGTAAAACTAACTGTTGCAACCGCAGATTTCTTAGAACGAGGTACAAAACCTATGTTTCTTGCTAAAGAAACGACATTTTCCCTTAATGTAGCACTATCAATGAACGATTCATTGACTGCCATGTTAGTATTATAGGCAGTAATGTAGGAATTATACGCTAACGTGTCTATTAATATAGAAAAGTTTGATCCCTCGAAGTCAAAATCCGTAAAATTGGAGTTTGATCTCAGATAATCCTTAATCTGAGCACGTAAATCGTTAAAATCTAGGTTTGTAAACTGCTTAAATGCCATTATACCCTTGTCGGTTGTAGTAAGAACTCTATATTTTGTGGAGGAAATGGTAATCCTGTGATTTCATACTCAATACGAATCGATAATTCGTTAGAATCAGGTACAGCTCTCGCAATTACATTCTTTAGTGTGACCCTTTTTTCATAGTTTTTAATTAAAGTAGTAACTTCTCTCTCTAAAAAGTCTGAAATATCACTTAAATTGTTCTCGAATAACGAATCTTCAATGGATGTACCTAACAATTCATTAAAAAACCGTTCATTTATGCGAGTTCGGCATAAATTGATAACGGATTTCTTAATTGCGTCCTCATTTTTGAGAACAGTCACGTCATTAGTCACAGGATGTCTCTTAAAAGACAAACTGATATCTTTAAATGCACGAGATACTTTAACGGCCATCCAAATTTATATACTGTGTTAGTATATCTATAATGGTTACTGCTATATTTAGTGGTTAATACCGACTTGGAATTTTAGAGTAATCATCATCTGCCCATTCGATGACTATTTTCTTACCATAATTACGTGCTTGATCACCTGTATGGAGGTAAGAAAAAGTGCCTCCGACTAATTCGGAAGCACGTTTAGCATGTTCTAATGCTTTTTCAATATTATTCATTTAGTAATACTCTCACTCGTAGATCATTGGGGTTGTATCCTTCTTGGATTAAAGCATTCAATTTGGTGTTTGCTTCGTCTTTAGTAAGACCAGTGTGAACTTCTGTCCATCCAGAAGTACATAATTCTTCGATACGGTAGAGTCTCATCTTCCTTGACCTCTTGTTCTTTTCTTTGCCTTGTTTCGGGCGGTTGCAGCATATTTAGTATGCTTTCCTCTTCCTTGTCTCGTCTTTTTCGGTGTGGATTCAACTTGTGTTTCACCACTTAGACTTCTCATTCCCATTGTTTAATACCTCATAATGAACTTTTACGACGATTTTTTTTCGCCTTTTAAAACGGCCGCGGCCTGAAGAGAGAGTTAAATGACTCTCATCTTCTCATGACCCACTCTGATAGTAGGATCACACCAGATCTCAAAACCTGCATCCATTGCGTCTAGGCAGAATGAGACATCCTCCCCACACATGTCTTGTACTTCCCCTGACTCAAATACTTGCATCTTGGGAGCAAACCAAGGATAGGGGAGTTTCTCGAACACACCATTCTTAATCAGAACCCATCCGAAACCTGTATAGTCTACTGTAAATGGTTTCTTTCTCTTACTTAGAGACTCTAAGGTCTCATGATTCATGACTCCACCATTCTTACGGAAGTCTCCTTCTTCTAACCAGTGAGCCACAGAACTCGTTCGTCCGTCCTCGGTACAGTACCAACCTGCTGCGATATCCTTATCCATCGCAACTAACTTATAAAACTTCTCTGTATCGAATACTATATCTGAGTCGATCCATAGTTGGTAGTCGTACTTCAAGTTGCCGTCCCAAGGTTTTTGGTCAGGTCCCCTGAGTACATTCGCACCTAGACACTTACACCGTGCGAAGTTAACCATCGACGAATAATCCTGAGATATCTGAATTGCTGCACCGTTCTGTACAAGATCAAAACAGAGTTGTACAAAGTTCTTCAGAAAGATATATGAAACTCCTCTTCCAGGTAAACAGAATACTACTGTTTTTCCTCTAATTGCTTCTCGTGCAGCAGCAATGTCAAATTCTTGTTTCTTTGCCTTTGGTGCTTCTGCTTTTACTGTAAATCCTTTTGCCATAACCTCAGAATCATTATGTGTATATTATACCACTTCAATTCAATAATTGCAATGGTGTAGTTATATATACTCCTCTTCTAACTTAAATATAAGTTCTTCCATGTTATCTTTGAGGGTCGGTTCTTCTGTTAGGTGTGTGTCGTTCTCTAATCGATAGTGAAGGGTTTCGATAATTAAATCTTTTTCATATTGATCTATCATTGGTTTTACTCCAACTCATTAAAAATTATATATGAAAAATAAAACCCCTGTGCTACATTATAGCCAGGGGAATTTTTTTATGCTGTGGGTATTTGAAGGGCGTTTTATATCTCAGAATTTTTTTTATATCCTTATATCACTCTCTCGAATTGTCACCTCTGTAGGTTAGGGTCTCTATCGTTTTTATATAAGGGCGCAAATACGTGTCCCTAAGTGTTAATAACTCATAAGTACACGAACTAACACGAATACTCTCTAATTATATCATAGTTTGTGTTACTTTGCAACCCACACATAAGGTCTCAGACTATCACAAACTGTTCTGTGAGTTGTTGTTAACGAAGGCTTGCAATCCTTATGCATTTGTGTTACAATGAGCCACTAAGTGTGTCCTCATAAGGTAACAACAACTCCTCAGAGATTAACAACCGATTGTTGATAACTTCTCTGCGTACTTATGCACGAATTGTTTATACTTTTCCACAGGTAATTGTGGAAAACTGTTGTTACTAACTGTTCATAAGGTCGTTGATACTTTCATAGTACTATTATACACGAAAAGTGTTATTCTGTCAAAAATATTGCGGTATGCTGATTATTACTGAAGGGGGTTGACTTTTCTGCCGATTTATGATAGAATGCGACCCAAGATCACTAAAGAAAGTAACATTTAAGGCATAAAGATTCAACACCTATTCTTAACACTTTTCCACAGGAATCTATACACCTTTCATATACATTTAATAATACCTTTTTAATCATTAGTAATTAACACTTATTCCACGCAAATATAAGGCAGCCCAGTATCAACTCCATAACGCAATTCTTCCTCCATTGTTGTATATTTAACCGATGCAATTAACTGACGAAAAGTATTCACTTCCTTTGAGAATACTAGGATTTGTGTATCTAACTGTTCTTCACTAAGTAACAGTAACTCATCCCTTAATTGTCTATATTTCATTGTTAGTTTAATTGTGGAAATTGTGTGGAAAAACTATTACTTTTTGTGGAAAACTTACTACACTAAAATAACACTTTTTTGGGTGTTTTTGTGCATGTTTTGTTATCATTTTATCCTCCTTTCTTCATGTTTTCGATTATACTCTAATTTCTCTAATCTCTCATAGTAAGCATCAGTAACTCCTTCTAATTTACTGAAGATTGTTTGTACTTCTTCGGGTATTTCTCCATCTAATAGATGACCATATGTTTTCTCTAAGTTATAAAGAATAGTAGAGATTTCATTGCCAGTAAGTAATACTTGATGGGCTTCAATCTCATAACGATTGTTGTTAGTTTGTGGAAAGAATTGGTGTTTCATTGTTTTTAATTAGGAGAGTGAAGTTTTCTTCGATATGTGAAAAGAATATGTGTATATTATCCTTATACGATGTACTCTTCTTTAGGTAATTACGATCCTTTGATGATAACGTAATAGGATTATATT